TTGCTTCCCTAGGCGCCCCGCCCTGCGGTCCCATCTGAGATTGGGCCTGCATTTGTGCCTCTGCTTGAGCTTTTTGCGCTTCTGCCTGCATTCTCCCGATAAGGGAAACACAGTCTTCCATGAACCTACGCAGCAAATCTTGCCGCTCTTCTGGGACCTTGTTTACCTTGGCTTTTAAATAAGCCGAACGAACCAAGCGCATTGCTAACGGTAAGTCAGTAAAAGGCTCAGGGGGGGAATAAATCCCATGCTCTAGCATCTGCTCAATTTGCTGCATTACGTCATCATAAGCAGCCATTGCCATGTTATTTACAGCGGCAATATCTGGATAATCAAGAAGACCGCGAGCCTCTTGCTGGGAAAGCATCCCGGCCTGAAGCATTTCAATGACTTTTTGAAGTTTACCGGCGGGAGTCGTTGGCAGAAGATTGGTTGGATAAATCTTCATAACGTACTGGTCATTTTTAAGATTAATATCTTTCCATTTTATCTTTTCGATAAATTTATCACCGTGACTAATAACCTCGAAGTTATCCCCACGCTCAGCGGCAGTACGCGCAATATCAATCATTTGATGCGCTGCGTCCAAAAAGACACGTTCATACTGCTGCGCGGTAATCATAAAGCGCTCGGTTTCGATATCCTGGAACTCACGAAGAGCTACACCGGACTCTAGCCCAGCTGGCTTTTTAGACTGTGCCGCTAATTGAGAAATACCCGTAATCTCATAGGCTCGATTAAATAACCGGTCTAAGTGAGAAAAAATTTCACCCGATACAGTCTTAGGGACAAAGAACTGAGGCGGCGTGCCTCGGTACTCAATAACACCCCAAGTTTCGTTATTTAGGTGAGCTTTGGCAATCTTGGAGCCCGCTTCAACAAAAACCTTTGGCTTTGCCAGGTGCATCTGTTCCTGGATATTAAAAAGCAGCTTATTAATTTCTAGCTGAATACCTGTCAGTTGTTCAGAGAGCCCTTGCCCGAAGAAGCCGAGAAGGCGTTCAGTCCATCGGATAAACACGAACGGAAAGTAATCGCGCTCATACGGTTCTTCGAGCAGCGTAGCGCCATCAATGCAAATAGCGTGGCGTCCATCTCCGGCGTCCTTACCACTAGGTAAGTGCCAAGCTTCGATGCACAGGATTTGACTGCTGTGGTCTTCATCTCCGTAGTCACCCTCTGGTGGCGCCGCTGAATAAATTTCATCGCGCCTCTCTGGATAAATAGCATGAAGAACATCCCTATCGACATACTTGACCTGGAAAAGCTGGCGAGGCTTACCGTAAACAGCCTCTCGGTCGTCGACAACAATTTCATCAGGAAAGACTCGTTCTATCTCGATTTGTTCCTGGCCCTCGTAAATCTTCATTGCGCCTGTGCCAAAAACACAAGCATCCATAAAAACCCTTGGAGCTATGTCGTAAATCTTGGTGGCGTAAAATTGACCTTCACAGAACTTATCGAGCAATTTAGCGCGTCTTTGCATCCGATAATCGCCATCACTGGTCAAAAAGGTCGCTTTAGGGCGGTTTTTTGCGATTTTAGCGGTAACAGTGTCACACATTGACTGAATAACATTCAAAGTTACTCTGTGACGCATCGATGTGCTCTTGCTTCGAGCGTAGGTACTGCTACTCAAGCCAGAATTATAATAATTGCCATAGAGCCGAAGGTTTTGAAGGTTTTGTTCCTTACGATAGCTTTGGTCATCCAAAATAGCTTCGTATCGTTCCATCACGCCTTCATGGGCATCTTTTTTAGAGTTCCACCAGTTTTCCATCATCATCCCCCAGAGGAATAGTAGAGTAAGAAGTCATCTTCTTTTTCAGGGTCGAGGTCAGCTTGCTGATAATCTTCAGGAATAGCAAACCCAACTTCTGGAACCTTATCAGGAAACACGACTGAAATTTTACCATTTGGAGTCTCATAACTGATACTTTTTGCGCCAATGCTTTGGCCAAACTGTACAGCTTCTTTTAATTCATCATCCATTCAAGGTTACCTGTTCCTTCATTGTCGTTATCTTCAAGCTTCATAGCTGCGTTTTCCCAGTATTCATCTTCTAGTTTTTTATAATACTCAGGGGTTCCCCTGGATGGCGGCAAGATAGCTTCTTCGTGAGTAAAGTGCTTGGATTCTCTCCAGGCATAAAGGCAAGCATCAGCGAGGTGGTTGTCAAACCTACCGTCTTCTTTTCGGCGGTCCTCGTCCCACTGTAATAGACGCCATTCGTCCACTAAATCTGACAACTCATTTACTAAAATATTTCCGGCAGCTAAATCTGAGTTCATTAATTGGATGTAAGCCGCTTTGTTTCGTTTTTCTGCCGCTTGGATAGGCAGAGCCCACCGCTGGCGAAATTCTTCAACAATCGACTTACCCAAACCACCGGTATCAGCCACGATAGAAGTAAAGTTGTACATATCGTTGTATTCGTGAATCTTTTCGGCAATTTCCGAAGGAAGCATTTTTGATTGCTTAAAAGTGTCCACAACATAAAAATGCGGCAAGTCAGAGCTATAGGCACCAATCACAAAAGCCGTCGCGTCTTCATAACCTAAATCCACCCCTAGAATGTAGTCAAAATCATGTTCATGATGCGGCACGTCATCATAAAAATTCTTTTCTTCAGAGTATTTATAAACCAAGGAGTCTTCAGACCTAATCCATTGGCCCTTCCATTCTCGAAGATAAACCGGGTTTGTGTCGTCCCATTTCTTCTGACGCATACGCTTTTCAAGCCAGTCCTTGGCGTGAGGTATGTGCGGGTTGTCCATGATGGTCCAGTGGTGGTTACTGTAGGCAAATGCGGGATTTGTCGTTGCATGGAAAAACATGCCGCTGCATGAGGCGTTAGGTGTCCCAATCATTGCCAGTGTACCGTTATGGTCAATAAGCGCAGGCTCAAGGACCTCTTGAACAAGCTCTTCCATGTGGGCACCAAAACTAGCAGCCTCATCAAGAATAACTAGACGGTAAGCAGACCCACGAAGCTTATCGATATCAGCCTCATCGTTAGCGCCGGTTAAAATTATTTGGCTGTTATTGGGCAGTGTCGCTACGAGCTCTGAGTTATTAAACCGCATTCCTATGTGGTATTTCCGGTTTGCTCTTTTAAGCTCCATCCACATTAGACGCTTAGCACTTGTGCGTGTAAGTGCGATGTAGGCCGACAATGAATCAGGATGTTTAGACGCTGTTTCAATCAAGTAGTAACAACTGGCGTAAGTTTTACCAGCTCGCCGAGAACACAAAGCGGTTTTAAAAGAAGAGGGATCGTTAATAAACGCGAGCTGTTGCTCGAACAAGTCCTCTTGCCACCGATAACTGCGGTCTTCAGATGCAGTCGTATCCTCTTTAAGCGCATTGGCATCACCAAAGCGTTTAACAAATTCCTTAAGAACCTGGCGAGAAGCGTATGACTCAGGCGGCTTTGGCATCCGTTACCTTCTTAGGCCGACCTTTTTTTGGCGCAGCTTTGCCTTTTGTCCGGCACCAGGAAATTGAAGTCATCGGGAGCCAATAAGAACCCTTCTTCTTATCGACAACCCGAACCCCCAAAACCCCCTCGACTTTTTCAAAACCCAGCTCAAAATGGTCAGAAGATAAAAAACTCTTGTTTATTACGCTTCGGGCCGATTCTGTAAGTTGTATTCCTACAATCTCCATTCTTCACTCTCAATCTTTTCCAAGCCCTCGGGTCTTTGGATGTTTGGGACATAAAACAGATTATAGGGCTGCTTTAGGTCTTTGAATATAAAACTTTTATGGCTACAGAGGATAGGTTCACCTTTATCGTGCTCAAAAAAGCCTAAAAGGGCCTTACATAGCCCGAATTTACGTAATGATTTCTTGGTGTAAGCAAAATGAACGATAAAACGATTGTTCTTAGTACGCACACCACAAACCCAGGCAAATATTAGATTTGGGTCTTCATTTGAGCAAGCAATAACCGTAATCGAGTTTTCCATAAGGTTTTTTATGACTTCTCGATGGGATTTAAAGAAAAGGGGCTGGTACTGGTCTTTGTTTTGGACCCACCAAGAATCTAACCAGCTTTTATAAACAAAGCTTGAATCACCTTGGTCGGCTAGGCGGATATACACAGGCAACTTATCGTTGTGCATCATTGGATTATAAGGGGGCGCCGCTTCGGTGGTCATTTATCACTGTCCTTTAATCGGTCGCTTGTCATTTCAGCCAGCTTGATTAAGTCAGCGTCACTCATGGCGTCTAGGTCAGACTGCTCTTTAAGCTCTTTCTCGATGCCAACAATTTGGGCCAGTGAGCGGGTCATCTGCCCGAAGGAATGCACCTGTTGGCGGTCCAGGCCGCTGCTAGAGGTAGAAACCCTAAGATGGTGCCTTACCTCGGAATCAATCACTGCAAGGGCGTTTTCCATGATGCTGTGAAGGCTTGGCATGACCCGGATATCAATCAGGTCGGCCTGGCGCTTGTTTATCTGGACTCTGGACCCCTCGGTTTCAAGGTCCTGCTCGGCGAGCTCTAGGATTTCTCGGCGGTCTAGCTTGCCACCTTTAGTCTTGCAAGCCTCGTCATATCGGACCTCAAGACTCTTCCCCATATAGATTTTCTTCTTCGACATAGTTCACCCGCAATTTGGACGGGGGCGGTTTTTACACCTCTGGTTTCATCCCCCGGAGTCAAAAATAAAGCAGGGGGGAGTTTAAATCAAATTTTATAAATTATTTAATAACGTACCGCACTGCGTCAAATGCAATTAAGGGGGAGTGAGTGTGAGGTTATTAAATATTAAAAGGGAAACCCCGGCGCGGGGGTACCCCCCCACCACTTAGTCGATTGTTTATAATTCGGAAAGTACGCCGCAACGCCGCACAGAATGCAAGCCCACTAATACCAGCCACTTAGCTTAATTTAACTTATTCGGTTGCGGTCAGCCACTACCGAACGAACGACGGCCGACCACCCCCGAAAGGTGCGACCATGTTATTTTTGGGGGTGTCAGGAATAGGGCATTTTACCGAACAATATAAACGAACAATATTTGGCCATTGTAGAGCTCTTGTGGCGCCGACCACGCGCGAACCACGCACCAGCCACGGAAAGAACCCGCGCGCAGCTCTCGAGCGTCTCGAGCGTAGCACCCAGCGCGCGCGTTTTGTGCGCGCGGCGTCAAAAATAGATAAAAATCTAATAAAATAGATAAAACTCTACCGCCCGCTCTTCGGCAAGCAATAAATAACCAGCAGTGGCGCCGATAAAAGCACCACGGACGCCGTAGGATAGCTTGTAAGGGGATAAAATGAGCCAGATACACCACAAGCGGAGTCAAATTAATGCTGTGATGTACCTGACCCCGAAGTTAACTTAATCAGATTCTCACATCATCGGGCCGATTGTCTAGCATGTATGAACTACCGAAAATCGGCCCAAACTTTTGCGCAAGCCCTATCAGGCCCTTTTGCAAAATCTTTTGTATTATTGTCTTTTACTACATGTTTCATGCACTAGAGGCATCCTGTTGGGCTTTAGACATCAAAACAAGCTCTTTTTACTACATGCTACGTGCACGGCTTGCGCGATGCTGGCATGTCTTCATGCATGCACCAGACCAAAAAAAACGCCCTGCATGATCGAAACCGTGCAGAGCGTGTAGCAAAATATTTCTTCGGTGGTGCTAGCGCGATGCTAAATCACTCCAATCGACCCACATCTCAGCCCGTTTTCTCTCGTCACGGGTATAGTAAGACACTTTATACCTAATAGGTTGAACCGTCCCAACCTCAACAATCTGGACTTGTCTACCGGCTGGCCAGCCCATCACAGCCCAATCCCCCACCTCGAAGCGCTTCGGTTTTGGTTGAACTTTCTTCTTTGTCCCTCGGAGCTTGCCCGATGCGATTGCTTCCTTACTCATTGCCCACCACCCTTTGCACGTAGTATCGGTTATCCAAGTCAAGCCCAAGCACTTCACCCGCATTGATTTGCGGCTTTCCTATGTGGATTTCTCCCCGTTCAATTTTCTGGCTTACTTCACAGTTGCCCAGCACAGGAGCGTAATACCTGCGCGCGTCCTCTAATGTCTTAAAATATGGTAATCCTACCCTTGTCATTTCTTCACCTTCCCCGCCCGAATCAGCGGCCTCAATTCTTTGTTGTTTTCCCGTGCTACATCTTCCACGGCTTTACGTGTTGCAGACCGGCCACCATGCCAGCGCAGAAACCCCACCCCCTCGAACTCAACCCCTCCCGGCTTTTGTTCTTGCTTGTCCTTCTGCGAAGGGCAGCCGGGGAAACCGGCAACAGGTCCAATGCCAAGCCAAGCAGCACATGCAGAAAACTCGAAAGTTTTATATTCGTAGCTTTTCCAGCTTCGCCCCGTCTCAGACTCCAAGCCCTTGAAGGTGGCAACCCGCACAGCATGAGAGGAAGGGGCCCCAGCCTCGAAAGACTGGAGCCAACCCCACCAAATCCGCGCAAGTTTCCTTAATTCCTTATCGCTGAAAGCTGGCATCACTCGCCCCCTTTAGGGCTAGCCTCGGAGTCCTCAAGAAAAGCATAAATCCCGAGCACCATTTCAGAGTGAAACCTCTGCAAGCGCTCCAGCTCTTCCTTGGTGTCTTCCAGCTCTTTCTTGATTCGCTCGACATCTTCTGATTCAGCAGCGGCGGCGCACATCATAGCGTTGGAGCTTGGCTCATCGAACCGCTCGTATTTATCGGGGTTGCTCATAACTTCCGCCAGTGACACCCCGTGCAGCTCTTCCGCCTCTCGTGCGGCATCTTTAAAAAGTTCTTTGTTTTCGTTGTCAGTCATTCTTGACCCTTTCATAAAATGTTAGTCCTGCTTTTATTGTTGCGGTTTAACCGCAATAAGTAAAGAAAAAAAAAGGGGCTCAAAAGCCCCTAATTCTATGATTTTTCTATGATTTCTCAGCTTGCGCCAGGTGGCCTGGCAAGGGGTAACCCGCTCTTGTAAAACGCTCGCCGCCGGTCAGAATCCCAGCCCGTCAAGCCGCAGAGCTTGCCTTCATATTCCAGGGCTCGGGGTAGTGTCTGAAACTCCGCAGCGTCAGCACAGTCTACCCAAAGGCAAACGACGACGAACAACGACGACGACGACGACCACGAGGCGACGAACGGGTCATGAGGTGGCAAGAGCTCAACGACGACAGGAAAAAACTCCGGCTTTGCGCGTGCTATGCTATTCATCGGCCTTCACCCTTTCAGCAATTGACGCAACGACAACCGCGACCGCCTCGGACCCATCAAGATGTAACTCCCCCCTGGACGACTCAAGCCAAACTTCTCTTGTGTCACCGTGCCCACCCTCCAGGTAGTAATCAGACTCAGCGATACGGGCCAAGGCATTGAGCCCATCGACGAGAGATTCAATGAGCTTGTTTTTATTTTCCTCCCGCATCTTTTTAAACCTATCCTCCGCCGCCGCTCGTGCCGCTTTTATCTCTTTAACTTCTGCACTGGAAAACTTGCAAGTTCTCTTGTTGTGCCCGTAAACCCCGCATCGGCTGCATTTTCTCATCTTCTTAACCATTTAAACCTAACCCCCTTTTACTTTCTTCGATTCTCCACCCGCCATACTTCCTGGAATAGTCCCACGAGTGCGGCGACAACCGGTGCAGTTCCCTGTGACATTCTGCCGAGGTGCCGCGAAAAACTATCTTATTGTGCCTCGTCAAAACGTGCTCACCCTCAACGGGTTCAAGCGATTCAATCTCGTAACCGTCATACCAAGGCATTTCTAAGTAAATTTCTGCACCTTGAAGAGCCCTGACCGCTTGAAGCAAAGAATCAGATAACAGGTCAGTGTTAAAATTTACGTTATCCACCACCCCTAAAAGCCAGACAGCGTCTAGTCTTGAATTGTGCTCACAGGTGAGGAGAGTCTGGCAGAAATCAGAAATATTGTGATTCTCAAAACCCGAAGAACAAAAAGGGAGCCTGACGCACCGAGCATGACGCATGGTGTTTATCTCTTTCCCGCTTTTCTTGTCGTAGGTAATACAGGACTCATCAACCTCTAAATCCTCCCGAGGGAGCATCAGCTTTATAACGACAATTTCTGTCTGCATTTCTTCACTGGCGGCGCATGTAATCTGACCATTAGAAAAAGCTGACTCGATAGCCTCTCGCTCTGCTTCTTGCCATTCTTCCTCGTCTGGATCTGTGCCCGAATCGCAGAGAAGAAACTCAGGACACCACACATAAAGATAATTATCATAAGAGCAGGACCAAGGCCCTCGGTCCTTTTCCTCGTTGCCTGCCAGAATTAAATCAGCGTGCTTTCTAGTTGTTCCGTGGTAAGCAACCACAAAATCCTTGTTAATCTCAACACTCATCTTGTACCCCGTACATGTAAAAAGTTAGTTCTTGCCGCATCTTACCAATACCTTGCGGCTAACCGCAACAAGAAAAGCACAGCAAACCCCTAGACTCGAAGACTCAAAACCCGCTACTTTGGCGAGTGGACTAACACAACATCGAGGGGATAATGATAAGCACTAATTTTGTTTTAAAAGTTTCGGAATACATCGAAGCCAACCCACCGGAAAGACTAAGCGAAACATACCTCTCCAAGCATGTCGTGGGGGCCATCACATACGCATTGAAAGCAGTTGCATTTTGCGACGACGACGACGATGATGATTGGCGACGACGACGACGAAGGCCCGAGACGACTGGAGACGACTGGAGCACACCAGAAGACGCACAGATAGTCATCAGTTGCGGTGGGTCGCTATATGTCTATGACCGCACAATCTGGCGACGCATCGACGATAAAGATTTAAAAATGCTTTGTCTTCTTTACGACGGCAAGCAGACGACCATCAACGATAAACCGACAATAATAGGAATGACTGACAGGAAAGCAAAGTCAATTGCTACCCTGACGACGCTACTTCACACAACCCGGCGCCCCAACTTTTTCGACGAGCCACCCATCGGCCTGGCATTCACTGATGGGTTCTGGACAATCGAAGACGGTAGCCTTGAATGCGTTGAGCATCACCCGAAACACAAGACAACTTTCGGCTACGGCTTCCCGCTGGACGACGAAGACCAGCCCGTTGGCGCGTGGCTCAAATACCTTGATTCCCTCTGGAGAGATGATGAGGATAAGTGTCAAAAGATTGACGCACTGCAGGAGTGGATTGGTGCAACTCTTATCGGACGAGCTACATCGTATGCAAGGGCGGCTTTATTTATCGGGACCGGTGCCAACGGCAAGAGCGTTTTGCAAACGATTATCGAAGAGCTGTTCCCGCCTCAAAATGTAACGACCGCATCACCAGCGCACTGGCATAAGGACTACACGCTTGCGAGTTTGCAAGACTCAAGATTGAACGTGTGTTCCGAATTGCCAGAATATCGAGCCCTCGACACGAGCGCGACCTTTAAGGCGGTGCTGAGTGGCGACAGGGTTGAGGCCAGATTAATTTACCGTGACCCGTTTTCGTTTCGCCCAATCGCTGGCCATCTGTTCGCTGCCAATGCCCTGCCAAATATCGGAAGCGGTGACTTTACTCAGGGATTCTTTCGCCGGTTTCTTCTCTTCACGTTTAACAGGAACTTCAAAGACGATGCTGGAATGGAGCGCCGTGACCAGCAAGAAATCTTAGAAGAGATCAGGGTTGAGCACGCAAGTATTTTATGGTGGGCCTTGCATGGTGCTTGTCGTCTTTTGAAACGCGGGGAATACACTTTACCTGCAAGCCATGAGCTGACCATCCAAGAGTGGCACCAGGATTCCGACCCGGTGCAGGATTTCATCCAGAGCTGCTGCAAGCCCGACGGTGACGGAACGCTTCTCAAATATATCTATGATGACTATGTGACGTGGTGTGAATCAGTTGGGCGCAAGAGAATGACCAACCGAACGCTGGCCAAACGATTACGTCAGCTAGGAGTTAATCAGTGGCGGGGTAACGGCGGGACCAAGGTAAGCCTCGCCGTCAAAATGAAAACTGAATGGCTTGATTACGCTTAGAGATACCAAGCCTCAATGGGAACGCCGCAAAGATTCTGTATAAGGATTGCGCGTTTCCCTTGAGGTTTATGTACCCCGTTCTCATAACGATTCAACATATACCTATCGAACCCTAAGACTTCCGCTGCCTTGTCCAGCGTGTACCCCTCCTTAGTACGCCAGGCTACCAACTTTCTTGCGCCTTGGCTTATCGCTTCTTTAACTTCAGACATAACTTAACTCCTTCAATACTTGATGTACTTCATCAAAACCTTTGCAGACCTTGCAAACCCAACCGCGTTTTTCTAACTCTTCAAGCCATCGCTTTTGTTCTTCACTTACTCGCCCACCTTTTTTGCGTTTGAGTTCAATCGCCAGACCGACACTTCCCGACCTCGAATTTTTGTCGAATATGAGAATGTCTGGGACTCCGCTCTTGAGCCCTTCAGCGCGAAGCCTTGCCCCGCGAATCGCTCCTTCTTTTCCCCTGCGCCCGTGCCCCTCATTAGGGACATGGCACCACAAGAGGCCGAGCTGGTCGAGCAACTTCGCAACTCGCACTTGCTCCTGTCTCTCGGTCGGCACGCTGCTTTGTTTTGTTTTGCGCTTGGGCCTGAGCTCTCTGGCTGCTGCCTTTTCTGCGCTGTCGTCTTTTTTTGTTCGCTCATGAAAATTCTCAATTCGCTTCAAAATTCTTGCTCGGTATTCTTCGCTACTCATTGCTCTACCTGCTCCTACAAGCTAGAATGAATTAACGAGAATTTACCCTTTCGTTAGTCCACCTGCGCGGGTGGCGCCGAGTGTTTCGCGCCACCCACCAGGATCCCCTCACTCCTCGATACCGTGCTCTGCGAGCCAACTCTCGTATTCTTCCTCAATTTTCTCATTCACCTTTTTTTGCATAGCGGCTAAGTAGCCCTGCAACTCTTTCAGGGTGAACGACTCCGGCGGATTCATTACGAGGTCTTTCAGCTCTTCATCGCACTCGTTTGCAACGTGCATAAGGACATCGCACTCGCGGCTTGCGTAGTAATCCTCTGTCCACTGCTCCAGGTCCTTCATAGCTGGACGGTCGTCGTCTTCGGGGCAGTACCCGTCCGGCAAACCCCGTGGCTCGCCGTCGTCCATGCTTCTCTCTTCATCTGCCCGCGTGTATGCGGCAGTCCCTTGATAATTGTAGTCACTCATAATTAACCCTTTCTTAATGATACCGTGAAACACTGCTCACGATTCTTTCAACTTCACGACGGGACACTGGCGGCAGGCACTTAAGCCTATTCACCTTGTCGGTAAGCTCCACCACTTCCGGCGCTGCGTGCCCTTCCCAAAAAAATCTACCTGCCACCTTTGCCAACTCGTCGTTGCGCGAACCGTCACCGATGGCGGGCAAGCTCTCAATATCTACCTTCGGCTTTTCCTTATCGGACCCCGGCAAAGAGTGGCGCTTAAATCCGCTGCTCTTCTTCTTGACTAGATGCACAAGCCAGCCCGGTACTTCTGGAACTAGGCCCTCTTTTAGTCCTATTTCAAACTCGTACCTCTTGCCCGAACGGTGCAATGAAGGCGGCGCCACGATGTAGCCACCATCGCCCTTGAGATCTAACCCTGGAGCAAACTTTACCTTGTTACCAAGGCCAGACGGCTTGAAGAAAAAATGATAGCCGCCACCACCCGTCACAGCTCGCGGTCCATTGGAGAAAGTGGACACGTCACGGTGCTTTTTAACCAGCTCCCTTAGTGTCTCCTTGCCCTCTTCGCCATCGACATCGAGCACGGTGAACTGGTTGCAGTGAAGACCTATGTTGTAGTTTGGATTCTCGACCCACCAACGAATCACCTGAGACATATCAGTCGTTGCGTCCTTTACCCCACGCATCGAAGCTGGATGTTTGCCAGGTGAGTCGCAGCTTGATACGCCGCAAGAGCAGACCCCCCGCACAACAGTGTGTACGGGGAAAATCTCAAACCCTTCCATTACGTACCAAGCTGCCCAGCTCTGAAGATTCACGGATGCGCGTCCTCACCCGAGCCACTGGAGGGAACCGGCGGCACAGGTGGTAAAGAATCCTCAAAGCAGTTTTCACCAAAGACTTGAACCGGGGTAAGCGTCCCAGCCTTCAGCTGATTATAGGTTTCCAGCAACCAAGTAATTTGCTTGTTGGTAACCTTGTCTAGTGTCTTAATTTCAGCAGCCTCAAGCAAGGCTTGCTGTGAAACTTTAAACTTCTCACTGTACGCCTTAATCGCAGCAGCCAACCGCTCCTTATTGGTTTTCTTCTTAGCCTTCTTCGGCTTCTCCGGGGTCAACACTCCAGGGACTTGAAGAATTGAAACAATCTCCTGCTTCTTTGGCTCCGGCTTCGGGTCCTCGCAAGAAATGTACTCAGCCTCAACAACGCCTGGAAGCGTTGAATCAGTCGGCGCCACCTTGGGCACAACTGCATCAAGGGCGGGGTGTTTTACGGGCTCATGGTTCGGAGTGACCTGCTTGTGATAATCTCTTACTTCTTCGCCTGCACCAAATCCCTTAAGCACATCAGCAAAGGCCGCACGCAAACAGAAAGCCCGTGCTCGCATTTGTAGCATCCGCATAGGGTACTGAATCCAGGGGTGCTTGCTCTTGTTGTTCCAGAGGAACGCCTTCTTTGCGTCATCGACACTAAACGAATACGTGTACTCACTGACTTCACCAAGCCTATTCAAGCGCCTCGCCTTGCAGTGCGCTATCGCTTGCTCGGTGTCTTTATTATCCCACCATTCTTTGACATCAACAAAAGTCGCATCAGCCATGCAGACCGCCAATTGAGCATCCCCCCACATAACAGCCTTACCGTTAATCATGCTGATAGAGTCTAGTGACTGCAAAGGACTGAGGCCAACCTCTGCGCCCTTCTGGATTGCAATAATAATGTCTTGAACCTTGCCACGATAAGCTGGCGGGACAAGCCCCGACTTCGATGCAATCTCGGCCAACTGCAAGGTTTCAGCAAAGCTCTGCGGCCCTAATTGTGTAAGTGAGTTTGTCATTATAGACCTCCTGCGAATGTTTTAGGGTAGCAGCGAGCAGCACGCTTGCCGTTCTTATCTTCCGTGAATACTGCAAAAGACTTGTCAACAAGCTTACCGTTACCACCGTCGCCAACCAGGACCGGATGGGTCAAGCGCTCATAGGAGCCAGAAGATTCAATCAGCTTATTCTGTAGCTTCGTCTTCTCCTTATCAAGCTCGCCCTCAATCGTCACAATTTCAACAATACGATTTGCGTGCTCAATCTCTTCCGGTGTCATCTGACGCTGTGAGTCAAGAAACCTCTCTCTCTCAAGCAACGTCTTGCGGCACTCGGCTGAGTCATCGACCTCTGGCGCAATGCCTGTAAGAATGTGGTCTTTCCAGAACTTAACCGAGTCCTGCTCAACCTGCGCGGCTCGCTCATTATCCGCATGGATAAGGAATGGCGTCGATAAAGCGTGGTGACTAAAATCAGCGTCAAGAATTACAAAGGGCCAACCGTATTTGTAGCACTGCATAATTGCCTGAATTTTATACATCTCAGGGACATCATCCGACATTGCCTCACCCCATGCACTGCGGTGCTGCCCATGCGCCTGCTTGAGTTCAACACCAAACAGAGCCTTGCGGTGGCGCGAAGAGGGTACGGCAAAGTAGTCGCCGGTAAGCCGCATCGGCACACCATCCACCTCATAAAACAGGGTAGGGGCTCTCTTAAGGACCACCTTATAACCGTTCTTAGAGAGATTGTTTTCAACCATCTGCGAATGCCCGTGCTCCATGAACAGGCCCCGCTCTAAAAGTTCGGTGCTCCCTTGCTTCTCTTCACCTAGGGAAATGCGTCTGAATATACTGTTTTTGCTCGACCACTTGTGTTGGCCCTGGATGGCTGCATGGTCCGTTGACGATAAAATCTTAGAATCTTTCAGTTCCATAAGAACTCCTTTTCTGTTAGTCCTGTCTTGACTGTAGGCGTTGTTGCGGTTAACGTCAACAGAAATCTAACATCAGGGAGTGACAATATGAGTTCAGTAAACAAGGTTATCTTGATTGGAAATTTAGGAAAAGACCCGGAGATGGCTTTCTCTGGTCAAGGCATGGCTATCTGTAAATTTACGATGGCCACCAGCCAGAAGAAAAAAGACGGGGAAGATTCGACCCAGTGGCACAAGATCACAATGTTCGGAAAGAAAGCAGAGGTATGCGGGGAGTATCTCAAAAAGGGCCAGAAGGTCTACATTGAGGGACGCATTGAGTATGGACAGTACCAAGACAAGGAAGGCAACACTCGCTACACGACCGACATTATCGGCTACGAGATGCAGTTTATGACGCCTAAGAACGCACTCAGCGGTGGCGGGACTCCTTTCTAATGGGCGGCATAGTATTCGCACTTTGCTTTCTGGCTCTCGCCTTTGCTCTTTTTTTTGTTGCAGTCGGGATTGAGCTAACGACTCGCCGCAAGCTTAGCAAGGGCATCCAGAAAGAAGTTACACGATTTCAGCGCAGCAAGAAGCAAGACGAGTTATGAAATTTGCCCCACCTCCGCAACGACGTAAATGGTTATCAAATCCCTATGAAAAATTATTTACTTAGGAGGTGGGGCATCTCATGCTTACGATAGGTAGTCTTTTCTCTGGCATCGGTGGACTCGAGATAGGTCTCGAGGTTGCGGGCGTCGGCAAAACAATCTGGCAAGTTGAGCAGGATGATTTTTGCAGGAACGTACTTGCAAAGCACTGGCCTGAAGCGGAGCGATTCGATGACATCAAAACAGTTGGAGCTAACAATCTCAGATATGCCGACATCATCTGCGGAGGATTCCCTTGCCAAGACATCAGCCTGGCAGGAAGTGGAGCCGGTCTGGCTGGGGAGAGGTCCGGCCTTTGGGGGGAAATGTACCGGGTCATTCGCGAGATTCGACCCCGATTCGTCATCGTGGAAAACGTCCCAGCTCTTACTTCTCGGGGGCTCGGAGCCGTACTCGGAGACTTGGCCTCTTGCGGGTACGATGCGGAATGGGATTGCGTCAGCGCGGCATCCATCGGGGCGTGCCACCGACGCGATAGACTCTTTATCATTGCCTACAATACCGACCCCAACAGCGGGAGACGCGAAGAGCAGCGGGAGCAGGAACACGGCAAACAGCAAAGCCAACGCAGGGACGAGCCTGACGGACTGGGCAAAACAGGACGGCGGGAAGGGGCGCATGATTCTACCGACCCCGACAGCAACACAGTACGGAAACAATCAAGGCGGAGCAGCCGGACGGGTAGGCCCAGTTCGTCACAGCTTAGGGAGCCTAGCAAAGAAGGGGATTCTACCAACCCCCAGCGCAAGGGACTTCAAGAGCGGGAAAGGGCGCAAGGAAAATGGTCATACGCCTCAATTGCCGGAGGTCATGGGGGGAATGTTAAACCCAGATTTTGTCCAGTCATACCTAATGGGTTTCCCGGACGGGTGGCTAGACTAAAGGCCCTTGGCAATGCCGTTGTACCAGCGGTTGCTTATCAGGTTGGTAGAGCTCTACTTCAAAGAATTAACGAGGCCAATTGTACTTGAACCACCTAGCAGCTTTTGCTCTTTCCGGCGAAGAGCCGCGAGTGTCAAAGTGAACAAAATTCTCATAAAGCCCCAAGCCAAAACCTGGCCCTAGTCTGCGAGCTGCATTCTCAAGCTCAATATACAAACGAAGCATGTAAGCGCCATGCCTTTTTGTGGTATCAACATAGGTTACATCGGCAGCGTAGCAGATGCCATCTCGTGGAAGATGCCAGCTTTTAGATGCACCACCGACTGCCTCGTTGTGCTTCTCGCAGCGATATGACGAATTAATTCTTAGTGGGCCTAATTGCTTACGAACGCTATCGAGAACCGTGACAAGCGACTGGGCTGGGTTTGTTTTACCGCAGCAGTTGCACGCGAACTCTGACGCGCTGAAGAACTGACCTACCTTGCCCATTACTTTTTCTTTTTGGCTTTAACTTTTTTGGCTTTTTTAGGCATGGTCTTCTTGGCCTTTGGTGGTCGCCCTACTTTGCTTCCGTATGTGCCTTTACCTTGTGGCATTACTTTCTCCGTTTCTTCTTAGCTGTCTTAGCAGCTTTCTTAAATGCTTTAGCTGTGGGTGCCCCTTTGCTCCCAACCTTCCGCATTGTTTCGCCTGAACCTGCTTTGATTCGTTTTCGCTTTGCGTGGATATTCGCGTAAAGACCTTTTCGTTTTGCCGCCATTACTTGCCTACCTTCTTCATTGCTTTTTTGTGTGCGGCAGAGAACGTGCTGCCTGCACGCATAGCTTTACGCATTTCGCTCATGTGTTTTTTTGTGTGATGCTTGCTGTGTCGCGCCATGGCCGCTTTTTGTCTTGCTGTTATTTTTTTTGCCGCCATTTTACCACTTTACCTTGTTTGCCCAGTAAGCCGCGCTCATCTTACCCTTGGAAATGTTTTTGCCGTGACGAGCTTTAAAAGACTTCGCCCGTGCTGTCATCTTGCGATCACCGGTAACACCCTGCTGACCAAACCGAATCGTCTTAACCTTATCACCGACTTTGGCAACAACAACATGGGACTTAGTCTTATGGCTCGGTGTCCTCTTTGGTTTATTGTACCCGCTAACACCAGCCCGTTTCAATCGTGAGTCTTTTTTTACAGGCATGTCACCACCTCATCTTTAGACCGGCCATCGCTTGCCAGTCGTCTTGATTTGCGAATTCCCCGTTTGCGAATGCGACAATGTCTTTGCCAAGACGGACATCAAGATTAGCAATCCCCCGGGGGCCAGCATTGTCAACAACAGCACCGAGTAGTAAGTCAACCGCATCCGCCGGAAGACTCTCCGCTTGCGCCAAGCCTCCCGCCACAGCATCGGCTATTCCTTGGACTTTCCCACTGCTTCAGTTGCCTCCGAAGCAATTCGAGCAGCGTCAACTTTGGCACCGCCAAGAGCAATTGCAGCTTTAACAGTCTTGCGAG